GACGGCAACCTGTCCGGTGGTTCTCGAGACATCCAATGGGGGTGGGCCCCCGTAGGCGGCTCAAGGTTGTTTGATGACGCCTTAACGCCGAACGACTTGGTGGCGGCGGGGTTTGTTGGTACAGTTACGGTATTGGTTACTTAAAGGAAAAAACATGGCTACCTTTAGCAAAAAAATGATGGGCAAAGAGGTTGGTAATGCCAGCGTCTACGCTAAGCCGCACACGATGGACGGCAAGGTCGTTAAGGCCTCCAGCAGCCCCGGTAAAGAGCCAAACCAAAGCAACGCGGATACTGTCTGCATGAGCGTGGGCGGCATCAGCAACAAGCCTGATGGCATGGGCACCAAAACCAGCGGCATCAAAACTCGCGGTAATGGCTGCGCTACAAAAGGGACCATTGCCCGTGGGCCTATGGCATAAGACATGAACTACGTTGAGCTTAAAGAGAACATCGCCCGCATCTGTGAAAACGAATTCACAGAGCCGGAGTACGCGCTCTTTACGGAGCAGGCGGAGCAGCGTATCTTCAACACCGTTCAGCTTGCCAATTTGCGCAAGAACGTGACCGGCACAATCACTGCTGCTAACCCGTATCTGCAGGCTCCTGATGATTTTCTGTCCGTGTATTCACTGGCGGTGTACCCCGTGGCGGGTGGTGCTTACGAGTACCTGCTGAACAAGGATGTCAACTTCATCCGTCAGGCATACCCGAATCCAGCAACAACCGGCAAACCTAAGCACTACGCTATTTTTGGACCGCGTTCGGATGACGTGAATGAGTTGAGCTTCATTGTTGGCCCAACGCCTAATGTTGCTTACACCGTAGAATTGCACTACTTCTATTATCCTGAGTCCATTGTGACTGCGGGTGATACTTGGCTTGGTGAGAACTTTGACTCAGCGCTGCTCAACGGCGCATTGGTCGAGGCCATTCGCTACATGAAGGGCGAGCCTGACATGGTTAAGCTGTATCAAGAGATGTACCTCCAGTCGATTGCCTTGCTCAAGAACTTGGGTGACGGGAAGCAGCGCGGGGACGCATACCGAAGCGGTCAAGTCCGCATTCAAGTCAATTAATAGGAGGCTATGTGAAGCACGGCGTCATTTATGTAGCAACAAACACCGAAACGGGCAAACAATACGTTGGTCTCACTACGGTGGGTGTGGCTCGTCGCTGGTCAAACCACATCACGCATTCACGGACTCCAAAGACACGCCTTCACAAAGCAATTGCAAAATACGGTTCCTCTGCATTTTGCGTTGAGGAGTACGCAAGCGCAATCAAAAAAGAAGTTTTGGCGCAACTGGAAAGAGACGTTATTTTGCAACTTGTACCAGCGTACAACCAAACCTGCGGCGGGGAAGTTACTTTTGGCAGAAAGTATGACGACGCCACAAAAGAGCGGATTCGGTTAAGCAACACTGGAAAAAAGCGCACTACTGAGCAACGGGAGGCGGCTAGACAGAAGAAGCTGGATTGGTTTGCAAAAAACCCAAAGCAAAAGGAAATTGCTGCGCGTAAGTTGGCCGAAGCTCGTCTTTTGGTGGATGAGGAAAAGCGCAAAATAGCCACCGGAAACTCTTCTCGCAATAGAGTTTGGTCGGAAGAGTCCAAGGCAAAGCTGAGTGCTGCGTGTATGGGTCGGCGTTATAGTCAGGAAATTATTTCCAGAATGTCCGAATCCAAAAAGCGAAAAATTCAATGCAACACGACAGAAGTTGTGTATTCTTGCAGAACTGAGGCCTCCAAACAAACCGGAATTTCTGAAAGATCAATCCAACGGGTTTGCGGCGGTGAGTACCCTTCCGTCAAAGGTTTTAAATTTTCTTATGTAGGATGAACACATGATCACACAAGCTCTTTGCTCTTCATTTAAACAGCAAATTCTGCTGGGCGAGCACGACCTAGACACCGACGTAATCAAAATCGCCCTGTACACCAGCGCCGCCGATTTGAGCGCAGCCACTACGGCTTACTCCACTTCCAACGAGGTGGTGGGCACGGGTTACACGGCAGGTGGCAACACGCTGGCTGGTGCAACCGTGTCCTTGACAGGCACTACCGCATTTGTGGACTTTAGCGATACCACATGGACCACTGCGACCATCACTGCTCGCGGCGCGTTGATCTACAACAGCAGCAAGTCTGACAAAGCCATTGCTGTGCTGGACTTTGGCTCGGACAAGACCTCGACCGCAGGCTCCTTCACGGTGCAATTCCCTGCCAACGATAGCTCTTCTGCAATCGTTCGGATAGCTTGATGGTGCGTAGGTGGCCGATGCAATCGTAGCCTTTGAAGGATGGAACGCTTCCGGTGTAGGCTGGGGCGAACAGGGCTGGGGCGTCGGTCAATCTAACGTAACAGCGACAGGGGCGGTAGGCTCCGTAACAGTGACTGCTTCGGCGGTCGTTGTTGTTTCTGGAGTTGAGGCCACTGGTCAAGTTGGGACTGTCACGGTCTCTGCTGGAGCTAATGTCTTTCCGTCTGGCGTGCAGGCCACCGGTGAAGTGGGCACGGTTGCAGTCTCTGGCACTGCAAATGTCTTCCCAACAGGCGTAGAAGCCACAGGAGAGGTTGGCACTGTTACCGTAGCTGCCGGGGCCACGGTTCAGGTTTCTGGAGTGTCGGCCACAGGTGCTGTAGGTACAGTCACCGTCACAGGCACGGCCAACGTATTTCCCACCGGGGTCCAAGCGACCGGCCAGATCGGAACAGCCACAGTCAACGCGGATGCCAATGTATCCGTTACGGGGGTTCAGGCCACAGGTCAGGTTGGCTCTGTCGCCATCACGGGCGGCGCAACAGTTCAAGTCACTGGCGTGTTTGCTGTCGGTCTTGTAGGCTCAGTAAATGTCTGGGGTTTAATCAATGACATCCAAAACGCAAACTGGGGCGTAATTAGCGATACCCAAGCTGCAAACTGGGCGGCTGTTAATGACACGCAAGCCGCAAACTGGCAAAATATCAATGACGCTCAATCCCCCGGCTGGGCGCAAGTCGGGACAACTCAATCTCCGGATTGGCAGCAGATCGCTGCGTAAGGAAAATCATGGCAACAGCATATACCTCCCTCCTTGGTCTGGCCCTTCCGGTCACGGGCGAGCTTTCAGGCTCGTGGGGCGACACGGTTAACACCGCAATCACCTCTCTACTCGACACCGCCATATCTGGCACAACCACACTGAGTTCTGATGCCGATGTAACGCTGACCACCAGCACGGGCGTGGCTAACGAAGCGCGTCAGGCTATTTTGCTGTGGACTGCCGGAGGCACTGTAACCCGCAACATCACGGCTCCAGCGCAAAGCAAAGCTTACTTCGTGGTCAACAAGACCAGCAGCACACAATCCATTGTGATCCGGGGGGCTGGCCCTACAACAGGCGTAACGGTTCTGGCTGGAACTCAGTCCTTGGTTGTGTGGAACGGCGTTGATTTCGTAGAGGTCGCATCTGGAAACGTGGATGGCCCTGCCACCTCAACAGACAACGCAGTCGCTCGATTTGACGGCACGACCGGAAAGCTGATTCAGAACAGCGTAGTGACCATTGCAGACTCTACTGGAAACATGGCAGGTGTAGGCACATTGGGTGTTGGAGCAATTACAACATCCGGTGCTTTGACCTACGGCGGCGTGACCCTGAGTAACTCAGTGACCGGTACAGGCAGCATGGTACTGTCTACCTCCCCCACGCTGGTCACTCCTGCTCTAGGTACACCCTCTGCGCTGGTGGGTACAAACATCACAGGCACTGCTGCGGGTTTGACTGCAGGTAACGTGACTACCAACGCCAACTTGACGGGCGCTGTTACCTCGGTGGGTAATGCCACCTCGCTTGGGTCGTTTACATCAGCACAACTTGCCGGTGCTTTGACGGATGAGACAGGCTCCGGTTTGGCTGTGTTTGCTACGAGTCCAACACTCGTCACCCCAGCCCTTGGAACGCCCTCCAGCGCGACTTTGACCAACGCCACAGGCCTACCCATCAGTACGGGCGTCAGCGGCCTTGGAACGGGCGTGGCAACATTCTTGGCTACACCTTCTTCTGCCAACCTTGCCTCGGCAGTGACGGATGAAACAGGTTCTGGCGCTTTGGTTTTTGCAACCAGTCCCACCTTGGTCACTCCCGCCCTTGGCACACCAGCATCGGGTGTGGTGACAAACCTGACAGGCACGGCCTCCATCAACATCAACGGCACTGTGGGCGCTACAACGGCCAACACGGGTGCGTTTACTACGCTGACCACCACTGGCAACACCACCCTTGGTGATGCCTCTACCGACACTGTGACGGTGAACGGGTATATGGGGGTGGGTGGTGTGCTTAGTGCTGCAAATGGCTTGAGAGTCGGGTCAAGTGCGCTCACTGGCACGGCACAAACGGGTGTTAGTTCTGCACTAGTCGGCACATCGGCAGCAACAACAAGTGTCAGAGCCTTCGTCGCAAATCTTGAGACAGCCGCTGCCGCTTTTACAACCTCATTCACAGCGGGCTTACTCGTCAATGATGTCGTCAAAGGCGCAGGCTCAACAATTACGAACCAGTACGGTATCCAAATCTCCGACCTAACCCAAGGCACAAACAACTACGGCATCAGCTCTTTGGTCACCTCTGGCACAAACAAGTGGAACATCTACGCTTCTGGTACTGCACAGAACTACTTTAACGGCAACGTAGGTATTGGGACGAGTTCGCCTGCTACTCGACTTGAGGTTTCTGGTAGTAACAATATAACTTTTACAGTTACAGCGTCTATTACTGGCACAACAATGGATGTAACCGCAGTAACATCTGGAACGATTGCTGTTGGTGATTTAGTGTCTGGTAACACTGTCCAACCATATACCAGAGTTACTGCTTTTGGTACTGGCACTGGTGGCGTTGGGTCATACACATTAAGCGTTTCTCAAACATCTACTTCTAACACAATGATAGGTGGGGCAACTTACGGAAACACGCTACTAAGAATAACTGATACAGATACGAGTGTGAATTTTGGGCAACCTATTGGCGGGTTGCAGTTTTTTACCAACGACGCATCTGCTCCTACCGCTGGCGTTGGTGCTTATGTTGCGGCAATTTCAGAAAGCAGTACACCAGACACAGCACTTGTATTTGGTACAAGAGATAATACTGGTGGCGGTGTTGATGCTAACGAACGCCTCCGCATCGACAGCGATGGCAACTTGTATCTTGGTGGCACAAGCGGCACTGTAAATCCGGCTCTTAACAGATTTATTTCTGTGCAAAGTCAAGCAGACAACGATGTTGTTGGTTACGCACTGTATGCGAATGAAGGCGTAAACAACCGGCGCGGCTCAATGTTTTTGGACGATGCCAACGGACTGTTTGGTTGGGATGTGACTGCGGGCAGTGTCATACCTTCTTATGTATGGAGATTCGCTGGCACAGAGCGTATGCGTATCGACAACGCAGGCAACGTAGGTATTGGGACGAGTACGCCTGACGCAAACCTAACCGTCAACGGGGTTGCATCCTTTGCTGCGGGTACTGCTCTACTGCCATCTATTGCCAGAGCAGGCGATTTGAATACGGGTATGTGGTTCCCTGCTGCTGACACCATTGCTTTCTCTGAGGGTGGTGCGGAGGCCATGCGTATCACCAGCGCAGGCAACGTAGGCATTGGGACGAGTTCGCCTGTTGCAAAACTAGAGATTGCTGGCAACACAACTCAGACGTGGACGGTGACTGCCTCCATTAGCGGAACCACAATGGATGTGACCGCTGTTAGCTTGGGAACAATTGCTGTTGGCGATCTTGTGTGGGGTGATTCTGTCCAAGCTGGAACGCGGGTTACGGCTCTTGGCACTGGCACGGGTGGTGTAGGCACTTACACAGTGAGTGTGTCGCAAACTGTTGCGTCTTCAACAAACAACATTCTTGGAACAACGCAATATGCAAGCAATTTAATTCGCATTACAAACACAGACACTGCTGTTGCTGGCGGTCAGTTTGAAGGCGCTCTTCAGTTCTATACTTCAGACTCTTCTACGCCAACTGCCGGTGTCGGCGCTTACGTTGCTTCGATTGCGGAAACCAACATTCCAGACACGGCCCTTGTATTTGGAACTCGGGACAGTTCTGGCGGCGGTGTTGACGCCAACGAACGCATGCGCATCGACAGCGTAGGTAACCTTGTTTTGGGTCAAACATCTTCAGCTTTGCAATCTGCTGGTACAGGCATCACGCTTTACGGCACAACTTCATCGGAGTTGAAATTCCTAAACAGCACCAGTGGGCAATTAACAACTGATGGAACGGCTTTAGTGTTAACTGGTTCTGATTTTACAATCAACAATCGTGAAAGTGGCTATATTAGGCTTAGCACAAACAATGCCGAACGCCTCCGTATTGACAGCGCAGGTAACGTAGGTATTGGGACGAGTAGCCCATCGGTAGTTGCAGATCGACGTACGCTTCATGTCGTTGGTGGTAGTTCTGGTTCTATCTTTGATATGGGTGGGTCAACCACCGCAATCATTGGACGACTTCTTGCTTCGGAGAGTGATAAATCGTTCAATATGCGAGCCGCTGATGCGTCTGGGTTTTTAACTTTTCAGACTGGCGGCGCTAACGAACGCATGCGTATCGACAGCGCAGGTAACGTAGGTATTGGGACGAGCGCGCCTCTTGCTCTTTTTCATGTCCAAACTGCGGAAGACGCAGCGGTTCCGATACTTGGATTTTTCAAAAACAATGCGACTGCTGGCACATCAAGCGGGGCCATAATCCGCTTGTCCGGAGTATCTACAGCAAACCGAGGCGCAGATATTATTGCTGCCAACGACGCAGCAGCAGGCTCCACCGCGCACTACCTTGCGTTTGCGACCAGTGCGCCCGCAGCAGCCCCCACAGAACGCATGCGTATCGACAGCGCAGGCAACCTTCTTGTCGGCCTTACTTCTGCCACTGGTGTTGCAAAGCTGCAAGTATCTGGACCTATTCAAACTACGGGCTACACAGTTGCAACATTACCCGCTGGAACTGTTGGCATGAGAACGTATGTGACAGACGCACTGGCTCCGTCTTTTGGCGTAACTGTTGCTGGCAGCGGTGCTGTCACTATCCCTGTTTTTTACAACGGCGCAAACTGGATCGTTGCTTAACATTTAACCCCCAAAAGGACTCATCATGACCACCACTTGGACAATCACCCAAACCGACTACGAAACCAAAAATGGCTTCATCCAAACGGCACATTGGACCGCCACAGCAGTGGACGGAGACTACACAGCCTCCGTCTATTCAACCTGCTCATGGGCTGATGGCAGTCCTACGATCCCGTATTCTGACGTTACAGAATCTGAAGTTTTGCAGTGGGTCTGGGACTCTGGCGTTGACAAGACAGCCACCGAAGCTGCTCTGGCTCAGAATATTGAGTTGCAGAAGAACCCTGTGACAGCCACTGGTACGCCTTGGGCTGCGGCATAATTGCCTCCGGGGTTTTCGGCGCTGCCCCTTATCAGCGACTGCGTGGAGAAACACATGAACGAGCAAAATATCACCCTGTCCTTGAACTTGGTCAACGGCGTACTGCAGTACCTCGGTACACGCCCCTACGGTGAGGTCTTCCAATTGGTGCAAGCCATTCAGGAGCAGGCCATTCCGCAGATCAAAGTTCCTGAAGTCGCCGAGCCTGCTGGCGGCACGGACTGAAATGCAAGACTGGCTGTTGTCGTTCATAGCGGCAGCGGCCCTTGTATTCGGGGTCATCTTGCTTGTCGAGGTGGCCCTTTTTCTTTTTAGGTAGCACTTATGTTGGCCGAGTTAATAGCTGCAAACGCCGCGTTTTCTGTGATCAAGCAAGCCTTAGCCAACGGTAAGGAACTGTCTGCGCTCGGCTCACGGGTGTTCGACTACTTCGACAACAAGGCAGTGATCCAAGAAAGAGCCACCAAGAAGGGTGGCGGCTCCGACATGGAAGAATTCATGGCGCTTGAGCAACTGAACGCTCAAGAGGTTGAGTTGCGTGAAAGGATGGTCTACGCTGGCAGACCCGGCATGTGGGAGGATTGGCAGAAGTTCCAAGCCGCCGCTGCCCGTAGGCGCAGGGAAGCCAAGGAAGAAGCCGCCAGAGAAGCAAAGAGGCGGCAGAAGCAGCTTGAAGATATGGCTGAGTACATTGCCATTGGATTGGGAGTAATCGTCCTTGCTGGCCTTCTGGTTGGCGGCATCGTTCTTTACATGAAGCACCTGCGATGAGCGACAAACCAGCATCCATTATTGACAAGGTGCTGACCTATGTGGACTCGCCGTTCAAGCTGTTTGCCATCCTCATCATGGGTGTGGTGGCCTTTGCCGGGTACTTCCTGTGGCAGAACCAGACCTTCATGTTTGACGCTTACAAGGAATCGAAGAAGCTGCCGGAGATCAACGCTGCAAGGGCCGATGATGCCAGTTCCATGCTGCTCAAAAAGACGGGCGCAACCGTGGTGGCGGTGTTTAAAGTTAACCCGCTGTTCAACAGCCGGGTGTTGTACAAAGCCTACACCAAGGACGGGCGCGACAAGACGATTGAAGACATTGATGTGGGACTGTTTAGCCAGAACTCTGCCAACAACGCTGATGTGGTCAAGCTGATGACCAACGAGATTCCCTGTGGGGACTACCGCTACGCTCAGTCTGAAGTGGGCCTGTGGTACTTAGATAAGGGCGTGACGTTCACCTGCCGGGTGAGCGTACCGCCAGACAGCCACCGCTTTGTTGGACAGGTCACGGTCGGGTGGGCAGAGCCACCGCAAGACATTCAACAGGTAAAATTCATGCTGGAGATCGCCAGCGCCATGCTAACCAAAAGGGGTA